TTGGTCCAGAAAAAGTAGTTGTTGCCATGATTATAATCCTCCTAATTTATATGATGCAGTCTTTAGGCCGTCGACTATACTCGTCTACATCAAATTAATAATTGTATAGTAATTCATCTATACCCCAAATTTAAATTTGGCGCAAGGTATCTTGTAGTAAAAAGTTGATTTTTGATAGCGCTTAAGTGGCTATCGAAACTTCAGCCTTGGCTTGACTTATTTTGGTTTGAAGAGTATCTGCTTCAAACTCTTTGGCAATGATCTCTTTAATAACATCCTGGATTTGTCTATTGATCTCAATCATCCGAATATTATGCTTCCCGTCCTTCAGGTGCTCGTTTTGCCACTCTAGTTCCAAGGACCGTTTCGTAATGTACAGGTCTTCCGTCATTTATAACCTCCTCATAGGTTATCCATTTACCACGGGTAAATCCATCTTTCTCCAGTTTTACCTTATTTTGTCCTAGTTTGTCAAGGATTGATTTTTCAACACTTTCTTTAGTGTCTTCAGCCATCACGTTTGTTTCACCGCGATAACCTTCATAATGGATTTGTACTCGGAAATTTTTCATAGGTCTAATTTCTAACTTTATAAACGAAATGAGGCGATTTTAAGGCCGCCTCATCTCTAATGTTATTACGCTCCTGGTGAGCCGTAAATACCTCTAGGGTCAGAACATCCGAAGACGTATCTTTCTCTAGCTTTGTATCTAACGTTCCCAGTATCGAAATCGCCTTCCATTGCAGTTGTCAATGGGGCACGATTGAACATTTTCATACCATTAGGTACGTCTGTAATAATATACCATGCGTCAGTATCAGTTAAGAAATTATTCACTCGATATCCTTGAGGAATCATTCCCATAGATTTAGTTGCATTGATATCATTATCAGCTGTTCCCACTCTGCCTTGAGATTTAAATAATCTTTCAGCAGTAAATTGCGTGTTAGAAGGAATGATCATTTTCATTCCTTTAGCAGCAATTTTAAGACCTCTTTCATCAGTCATCGCAGCGATATCAATCAGTGCTTGTTCTAATGAAGTTTCGTTAAGATCTGCCGCCGTTGCCAAAGTATTACTAAATACTCCTGCAATCGTTGGGTGCTCAGTACTAAATAAAGTTACAGCGTCTCCAGTTTTAAAGCTACCAGATGGTAGACCATTAATTAATGGATTGACTGCTTTTACTTCTTTAGCATTGCTCATAGATCTTGCTAAAGCTTTTGTATAACGAGAAGCAATTCTATCGTAGAGATTATCTTCGATAGCTTCTTCTGTTATCGCAAATGCTAGAGCGATAGTCTCATTAGTGTAACGTGCTGTAAAAGTTTCTTGAGCTTCGTCATATGATATGCCTTGCCCTTCCGCTTTTACATCAGCATTCGCAAATCCTGATAACATAACTTCCTCTTCGAAAGCTCTGTCAGAAGATTCTTGAACGTATATTTCAGCATGTTGATTTTCATACCGTTTGTATTCCAGACCAAATAGTGCATTTAGGCCTGGCTCTAGTTCTTTAACTAGTTGTGCTCTTGATATTGCCATTTTCTATATACTCCTATTTATTATGATTGTAATTCAATCAGGTTTAGAACAACTACTACGGATGTGTAAGCAACAGTCAAATCCGAATTTGACGGATCTTCTGCTGTTCTTAACAATCGCCATGTGGCTGCGTCCGCACTTGTATCGCCAATATCTAGAGTAGATGAAGACTTACCAGTAGTTGTACTACCAGCAGAAGCATTCATGTCATACGTTTCTAAATATCCAGCTTGTGCGAGCGCGGCGTCAGTTGATACTACATATAATTGTTGTGGGTTATCGTATACGAAAGCAGTTATGTCTTCTGAATTCGCAGGTGTTACTTGTACATAATGGTTCGACCATGTTGGCTTCAAAGTTGTAGCCGCATTGTAGAAGATTCCATTTAGTACTCCCAAAGTAGGATTGTCTGCGGTCTGTTGACCTTCAGTGACATACCCTGCTGCGGAAGAAACCTGCCCACCACTATATATTGTAGTGCCATAGTTTGCATCGATAAAGTACTTACCTTGTCCTTGTGTGGACGGCGTGGAACCTAACGTTCCTGCCGCAATAAGTCCAAAACCTTGCGTGTTACTATTTGCCATAGTTTGTTACTCCTATGTTTACAGTTTTACCTGTAAACGGTTGATTAAATCGATGATAGGGAATTGGTTGTTATCCCGAGAAAACTAGGTCTTCTTTGTACCACCGAAGGTTACACGAGATTGCCTTTCAATATTGATAGGCATCCTCTTATCCTGCTCCTTCAAAAGATCGTGTTCTACTGCTTCGCTTCGAGCTTCATGCTGTTGTCGCATGTAGTCTTCACGTTGCTTCGCAATCTCTTCTGGTACCTTTGCAAGCAAAAGGCCACCGACCCCTATTACCCCCTTGTATCGTCCTTCTTCAAGAACGGGATAGTCTGAACTATTTTTGACTTCTTCGGCACGAACTAATTCATATCCTTCTCTTAAACGTCCAGATATGTTTTTCGTATCTTGAAACCCAACAGTTTCAGCTCTAATCCATCTGTACCTGAATCCTTCAGGCGCAGGAGGTGCATCTAGAGATGATGGAGGAACCCACACTTTTGGTCTTTCAGATTTGGACCGTGTTTGGTTCGCACGAGGTGTTTTGTCTTCTTTTTTCATATTACGCTCCCTTCGTGTTTTTTATTTGTTTTGCGTAGTCTTCGAGTGGCACTCCTAATTTTTTCGCAATAGCGACCTGAGAGGAAGTGAGTCTCACAGTTTTGCGACCAGGCTTCACGCTTCTTTTTGCAGAAGCGACCGTCTGAACGGGCGTGGTCGAATATTTATTATCACTTGTACCAAATTTATGCGGAAAGTCAACACGAATTCTTTTATCTACTTCAGCATAATATTCATCGGATTTAGGGTCAAAACCTTCTTTGTCCACTAAATCTTTATGAATTTCGAACGCAGTAAACGTCATAGCTCGATCTTGACCGAACCATGTGTTTCTTCCAGCCCAAGCTTCAGCTTGTGGATCAGCAGGAGGTACTTGAGAAGAAGGTTGTTGAGGTTCTCTCACATCACCAGGTGTAACTGGTGCTTCTTCCGCACGTACTTCTTTGCTTTGTTCTAATTTAGCATTATCAAACGCTAAAGTAGCGATCTTTTTATTCGCTTCGACTTGTGCTTTAGCATCACCAGATTCAATGGCTACGGCCAAAGCTTTTTGGGCCGAATCCATTCCTTCTTTGATGCTTGACTCAAACTTTTTAATATATTCAGAGTCTGCTCTAACAAAACGTTTTTCTAACGTTTGTCGACTTGTTTCAGCCGCTCTTGCATACTCCGTAGCTGCATCCCGCTGTCTTTCAGCTTCGCGCATCTTACGAGTAAGTTTTGCAATACGAGACTGAACACCCTTGCTATATTCTTCAAGTTGTTCGTCGTCTTGTTTTTGTTCTTTTTTAATTTCTTTAACGGTTTCTGTTTCTTCTTCCTTGGCTACTGGTTCCTTTTCTGTCTCTTTCGTTTCTATGACAGATTCATCTTTGGGTTCGGGTACGTCTACATCGACCGCTGGGCCAGATGTATCGATATCTACCTCTTTCTCGCTTGGTTTCTTCTGTTCTTCTTCGGGCATAGTTTCCTCCTATGGTTAAAATTCATGCAAGAGATCTTCTGGACTCTTGATGGTTGCTAAAATTTCATCGTCATTTAGCAGACGTATTTCCCCACCTTCAATCTTAATTCTGGATCCAGCATATCGGGCAAACATTACCCATTCCCCCACCTTGCACCACGGACCTTCAGGATATCGTTCCTTGTCCTTGTAGCATTGTGGACCCATTGCCAAAATTAGACCGCATTGCGAAGCTACTTGTTGTTTCTCAAGTGTAGAATCCGCTAATACTAATCCACCTTTGGTTTTATCCTTTACTCGAAAGGGTAAAACTAAAAGTCGCCAACCTGTCGGTTTGGGCAGGTTTGCGTCTTGACGCTTATACTTTTCTTCTAATGCTGGTTTATGTTTTGGGAGGTTTGATGTCGATGACTGTTCCTTCATTTTTTTGCTCCTTGTTATCCAGCAGGTTAGAGAGTTCCTGTCGTGTTGCTTCTAAAGCGTTTATCTGTCCTATTATATAATTGTATTTCTCCATGTTGTCAATACCTCCTGAAGTAACTGACAACGACAGCACTTGAAGGCGCTGTGTCATGAAACGATTGAGCTGTACAATAGCACTTTCTAAATTCATTGATCCTTTCTTAGGGTTTTATTTTATCTCCGTAAAATTCTTCTAAACTCTTATTATTAACTTTAACATCTCCCAATTTACTATTCATATAACTTCCAATATAAGGAGTATTAACCCCTTTAGGCGTCATTAATTTAGATGTCCAGCCTTGTTTGTTGTTTTTAAATT